ATTAACCCTGTCAAATGCACTTGGTTTCTTAAGCAGAGTCTTTTGTCCAAAAACAACTATACCTTGATCAGGGAAAGTTGTAATAGGATTAAGACTTATTGTATATAAGTCATCTCGTTGACGTTGATTTGGAGAGAACGCTACATCAATAGCATCTGTAATAATACCTCTGTTAAAACCAGCAGGTGCTCCCCATGGACCAATTTCAACATCAGTTGCTACCATTTTAGCAGCAGCATAACCTGAAGAAGGTATATATACATTAGTACCACTATAACCATCATATACTTTTAAATAATTTGCATATGTTGTGGCGTAAGAAGTATTAGCAAAACTAAATTGATTTCTTAATGCCCAATATATATTAGTGGAGAAGTTCTTATTTGGATCATTTATAACCTTATTATTTTTACCGGTTACAAGAATTTGTCTAATTGGATCAGCAATAAATATTAAATCTCCGCGGCCGCCGTCTTTTACAGCACCAGCAAAGGTTGCAAATCTACTAAAAACAGTATTATAAGCATCACGAGCGTTACCTCCTTGAGTGCTTAAATCACCAGAAGTTCCTAAGTCTGTTATACCTTGTGTTGTTTGTAGATCATCAAAATAAGCTGAAAGAGCTGTAATTGTCTGAGTTTTAACATATGTGTTTATAGTACCTAAACCACCTTCAGCAATAATATCAATATTGAATAGATCAGGGTTACGAATACGAGTTAAAGCTCTATCAATTTTAGTAGGTATATCTCCAATAATTTTTTGTTTAACACTAGCCTGAGCAAATGCACCTAATGGATAAAGCGAATCTGCAAAGCCGTAACTTGATAAAGCTCCGAAACATGCTGAAGATGCTCCAAGGTAAGTATAATTTGCGGTAAGAGTTCCAGTAAGAGATGTTATAGCTGTTTCAAGTTGCTTGGATATAACACGAACTTTCTTTTTAGGAGTACCATCAGTATTTAACTGCACGCCAGTAAATGCATCTGCAACATATGGGTTAACTAATATATCAACATTTGCTGATTGGTCACCCACATTACCGAGGAAAAAGTTAATAGGTGCACCACCATTTACATTATTTATTTGACGAGCAGCACCAATTGATCCGTTATAACCTTCGTCTAATACATAATCAAGTTGATTGGCATCTGTAGAGAAAACAGATTGTCTTAACTTAAATATACCTAAATTAAGAGTGTCATCAAATTCACGGGCACCAGTATTATATCCTACTATTTTTTCTTCCAGTACCTGAGATATAGTATTAACTGCAGGATTAGCACCCCCAGCCGCTGTTGCAGATAACCCAAATAGTAATCTTGATTGAGGTATTTTAGTAAAGTTAGATGCAGCTAAGCCTGTACTAGCAGCAGATTGAGTAACTGTAAAAGCGTTAAGTACACCATCGTAATTACTTGCTGGATTAATATTTGTATTATCAGCTAATGCTGTGTAATAACCTGTATATCTACCATCAATAATAGTTTGAGCTTTATTTACAATTATAAGAGCAGCAGAGGATAGAGCACTCGTAGATCCAAATACTCCGCTAAAATTAGCAGAACAATTAGGACTCCATGTAAATAAAGTACCATTTAAAAGTTTTAAATAATCTGCTTTTGTGATATTAAATTGTGTAGGAGCTCCAATAAAATAAGAAGTAGAAGATAAGCCTGCAACTCCAGTTGTATCAAATGAACTTAAAATAGTAAACCCCCACGGATCAGTTGTAGATGACGATGTACTTTGAGTTACAGTTTGAGCTGGAAAAGCTAATAGAGATATAGTAGATCCAAATCCTTCACCAGTACCGTCTCCATAAGGTAAGCGATTTACTAATATTTGACCAGTTGAATTAAATGCTGCTTTTACGGTATAATAAAAATAACGCTCAGCGGGATTTTTTGGAGTTCCATAAATTTGTTCAAATTCAGAAAAACTTGACACTCCGACAACTTCATCTGTCGGACCTTGATCAGCAAAGCCGGTTGTATAGATGGTTGTGCCAGCAGGAGAAGGGAGTCGTAGTGATAAATCTATTTCTTTAATTTCAACACCAGGTGATTGAATAGTACGTTTAGCCATACTATTATTTATAAAAAAATTTACACTTTTATAAAATTACTCTGCTAAAAGTTCTGTCTGCAACTGAGAATATACAAAAGTGAAAGAAGATTCAATCTCACCACCGTCTCGGTAATTATATGTAACCCCCCCTAAGGTAGTTGGAAACGCTTTTACATATTTAAATTTTATACGTTGATTATCAAATTCATCCAATCCAAAAATAGAGATATCAGTTTGATAATCAGCAAAAATTGAATTGTCAGTTAGAGAACTCTGATCAAATAAGCCTGTTTTTTCATCATGTAATAATTCTAACCACTTATAAATAACCCAATAATTATTATATTCATTATCTATTGTAAAATTAACTGTTACCGGTGGGTATGGATTTTTAGAGTGAGACGAATTATATAAAGTACTTCCTGCATATCTAATCTCTAATGCAGGTACTGTTATTTCTGGTACTACTGATCCATATATAGAAAACTGTAATGAGTTTTCTATTATATTATTGTTAGATCTCTCTTGTCTTGTATTTATTTTACGTAAGGCTGCCGGTACTTGAAATACAAGCTTGAATTTATCAGCTCTTGATTTATTTAGAGAGGATTGTTTATAACTATTCGACGCCATATTAATATTTATAACAAACTCCAGCCATTACTTTGTAAATCAAATAAATCATCTCCTTCTCTTTCATCTTCCATACCAAATACGACAGCTTGTGTTGTGCTACCTCCTATACTTGTAATTTCATTATCTAAATATATAGAAGTAGGTTTTTCAAATAAGGATACTCCAAAATCCATTGGTCTAATATCTTTTGGTTTACCTCTTTCATCTAACTCAATTATTTCAAAAAATCTTTCTGTTAACTCTCTTTCTAATATATAAAGAGCATACATTAAGGACATAACTCTATCATCATGAGCTGTACCTCTAGCTCTCCAGGTTCCGTTAGGCTGCCTAACAAAGTCTTTTAACTCTTTTAATGTGTCTATATCGTTAAATTCAATGCATTTTACTTCATTAAGGAAATATCTCATATTTAAAATACCTTTATATTTGGTATTAGTATGAGCTATCATTCCCATTTGCGCTCTATTTCTACCTGCTACTTTTGCTCCATAAGATACAATTTTTTCATATCCCATGTCGAAGACTAGTCTATCAACTACTTGCGCGCCGCAGTTATTACGTTCTATTAAAGCAATTGGACTGCCCCAATTACGCAGTATGTTATAGAGCTTATTTGTAAATTCGAGAGGCGCAATATTATTATTATGATATACTGCTACTTGTTTAATTTGTGCTAAATCAGTAATATCTAATATTTGAATAACTGAAGCATCAACCCCGACTCCTTCTGCTATATCAACTCCTGCTACATATACACGAGCCGCGTCAGGTTCTTCCCATATCTGATAATGACCTTCATCTAATATTATAGGTGCTGGTTTACAATTTTGAGATAATTTATAAAATAATTCATCATCTAAAGAAGAGTCTCCGGTTGCAAGAAATACCGTTTCATATTCTTGTAAGAATGATTCTGTAGAACCTAAAGCTCTAATTTGCTTCTGCTTCCACTCTTCATCTCTTCCTGGTATAGCTGACCAAAGTATTCTTTCATATACAAACTCATTTTCTTTTTTTTCTGCTCCATCAAATAAGGTGTGAAAGAGATTACCGGTACCGTTAGGAGTAGATGCAATAAGTACTTTTGATTTTTTTGAACGCGATATAGTAGGAAAGACTGAACGCCAAAAGTCTTGTAATATCGACTCAGGCTCAATAAAGGCCATTTCATCAATAATTAAGCATTGATGACTTAATATCCCATTTGCGAAGTATTTATGTGTATCTGCTACTTCAAGTAATTCATATACTTTATCGTTTGAGATAAACATATTAATCTCTTCAATAACATAGTCATTGTATACTACATCACCAACGTTTAAATTATGAGCATAAACTATTGCATTGTTTTTAAGTATAATTTTATGCTTAGGTGTACAGTTAAGTTCTATACCATTATTAAATCGTAAGTTTATTTTATTTATATTTTCACCTACTATTAAACCTTTAAAGTCTTTAAACCCTTGATCAGTTAATACTTCAAATCTCGTATTTTCAATACATTTATAATTTTGTAAATCAGCCATTTTTTGTAGGTCTTCCTTTTATGTAATGTTGAGGTATTTCAGTACCTTGTTGTAATCTTATTAACTCGCCTGTATGTATATTATAAGCAAAAAAAGATCCTTTATTAAGAGATTTATATCTTTCTTTATTTTTCTTAGGACCAGAACCTCTACTCCAACCTAATGGTATCTCACCTATATGTCTTTTAACTTCTTTAGTTTCATTATTTATAATATAAAAACAACCTACGCCACTTTTAGCTTTCTTTTGCTCTGCTGACAGATTAAGATGTGAAATAGACATATTACGTTTAGCTTCATCAGATCTTTTCATACCTCGATGTTTAGCTGCTGTCTTTTTTATTTTAGTTGGATTATAATTAATTTTATCCATTTTTTCTTTGTGTAATTCTGGATTTTCTAATATCCATGTTTTAACTTTTTTACCAATTTTTGTGTTTCTTATAGGATCTTTAAAGATTATATTCATTTTTTCACGATACTGCTCATTATTTGCATATAATTGTTTTTTACTTTCCGATATAATTGCTTTTTGTATCGTAGATAACGCACAATTACCATAGCCACCTTCTCTTAAATTATAATTTGTATCTTCTTCAATAAAATCTATAGTAACAATCTTTCTTTCATATTCTAAAGCTTCTTTATATGTATCAAAAAATGCTAATATTTCTTTAGTAAAATTTTCTATACCATATTTAAAGATTGATCGTTTTATAAGTTTACCAGATCCCATATAATTATCATTAATATTATCAGTTCTATGTACACCAATATATATCATTTTATTAATATGATTTGTTATTTTGTAACAATAGTTATATTTACGATTATCATTAGGATCATTTCTCATCATCTAAATATTTATACTAACGACTTATTTTAGACAACTTCGCTTTCAATAAAAATAGGTATAATTTTACCGTTTGTGCTTATTATATACTCTAACTCCTTTATAGTAATATCAAATACTTTATTTGTTTCTTTATCACGTAAGGTTATAAATGTTTCACCTGTTATACAGTTTATAGAAGCACCTCTAGCAGCAGAACCTGTGGTAGTACTAATACCGATACGTGAACCGTTTTCTAGCTCTAGTGATGTCTTACCGTATTCCTTAACACCAGGCTTGGACCAGTTCGGCATCTCTTCGTATGCTAACCTAACTCTTCTAAATATTTCTATAGCCGTAGATTCTTTATTAGCTACAATAATAATATTTTGATATTCATTAAAACAAGCTATCCATAATGCGTAAATTGTCAGCATTGTCGTTTTACCGATCTGCCGACTTGCTAATAATATAACTTGTCTATTGTTTAAGAGAGTATTAAGTGCTTTCTTTTGATAATCGAAAAGCTCTATCTTAAGCTTACCTTTATCTGGATCAATAATATAAAAGAAATTTTCTGCAAAGTAAAGTAAATCTTCTTTACATTGTTTTAAATCATTTACCATTTTTAAGGTATACTCTTCTTTCCAGTGCTTATTTGGCAAATTCGGGTTACCTAAATAATATTCGCTTTTTGAACTTTTTTTTGCCATATAATTATAAATACTTATATGTCAAAAAGAAAAAATACAGATCTTAATTCAATTGGTAGTATATACGGCGACATGCTTAGTAATGTCCAGACAATTGAAGAAAAAGTAAATGAGATTGGCGAAGCTCCTTTAAAGGATGGAGGGCCTCTTGAAAGAAGCGGATTTACAAAGAAAGCTGTTGATAGGCGCACTCTATCAGATAAAGAAAAAAAGGATAATTTATATAATATTAATAAGTTATCTGAAGAGGATGAGGAAGGTGAAAAAGAACATTGTAAGCATGCTGAAGAGGGTTGTGATTGTGATGAGTGTGCTGAATGTAAAGCTAATCAGAAAAAAAACTTAGGAGAAAGTAGAAAAATAGTTAAGAGAAGCTTAAATAATTTTATGAGTAAGAAATCTGTATTCGAAAAACTTTATGAAAATGTGATGGGTAATAACTTCTCTCCCTCTGGTGCTGGTGCTCCTGGTGATGAAGGTGATTATGATGAAAGCGACGATATAAACGCCCTTATGAACGGACATCCCGTCGACGAGACTGAAGATCAAGTAACCTTTACTCTTGATCGTGAGACTGCTCAAAAGCTTATTGACGTTATGCAAGCTGCTTTAGGTGATGAAGAGTCTGATATGGAGGACGATGGTATGGAGGACGATGGTATGGAGGATGATGGTATGGGAGACGAAAATGATATGCATGAGGAAGATGAACAAACAGCTGTTAGTCC